AGTTCACAATCAGTATCAAGTTCTAGTTCAGGCTCAAGTTCAAGTTCTTCACAAAGTTCTGAAAGTTCATCAAGTGAATCCAGTTCAAGCTCAAGTAGTGAAAGTTCTTCAAGTTCTGAAAGTTCATCAAGCTCAAGTTCAATATCATCTTCTAGTTCTTCAAGTTCACAAAGTTCTAGTTCTTCAAGCTCAGAATCATCAAGTTCAAGTTCAATGTCTTCAAGTTCAAGTTCACAATCATCTAGCTCAAGTAGTGAATCATCTTCAAGTGAATCATCTAGTTCTTCTATTAGAAGTTCATCTAGTTCACAAAGTTCACAATCATCTAGCTCAAGTAGTGAATCTAGCTCAAGTTCAAGTAGTGAATCCAGCTCAAGTCAAAGTTCTGAAAGTTCAAGTTCTAGTTCTAAATCTCCTACAGACATAAACATTCAATTAGAACTACTTGAAATGAATTGGACAATATTTGATCAAGTTGTTTCAATTATTAATGAGCGACTTGGGAGAGAACCAGAATATATAAACACAACAACAAATTTAATTTTTTATCTTACTTAGTATAAATAAACAATAGAGGTATATAATTTATGTCAGCATTAGATGCATATAAAAAAATGTTAGAAAATGGTTCAGCATCAAAACCAATAAAAATATCACAGCCAACACCTGAAAATCCAGATGGTGGTATTGGTGGTAGTATGGCACAAAACACATCATTAGGTGAATCAAAAGAAGATACTAGTTGGCAAGAATTTGATTCACAAATGCAAGAATATAAAAAAACAAGAAAACCAAAAAAACAAGTTAAGTCAAAAAACGAAAGCAATATAGTAAAAAAACTTGAAAGAAGAATTGTTCTTCTTGAAGGCATTGTAGAACAAATAATGAAAACACAAATGGATTTATTGAAAAATGGGTAAAATTGGATCAAATGAGTGGGAATTATATGATATTTCTAGTAATGTTGAACAAGATTTGTTCAAAGGATATATTACTGAATTTACTGATATTGCTGGAATAAGAATAGAGTATTATATAAGAGATGAGAGTATTGAAATGGATGATTTGTATGGTGAATCAACAAATACAAGTTATATGACACCAAAAGAAACTAAAATTGTTTATGATGTAACAGAAGAACCGACAATGACAACAGGTTTTGGTATTAATTCAGAGGAACAAATACAATATGCTTTAATGCCAAAGTTTACTTTTACAAGAGATGTTAGTGGTGGATATAGTCCTAAACCCGGCGATGTTATTAAAACAATATGGAATAATAGAGTATATGAGATAGCTGATGTTGATGAAGAGGCACATATTTTTCATTTGAATAAACAAATATGGTCGTTTATTTTGAAACCATTTAGATTTAGCGATCAATCACAATCTATTGGTAATAATGTTGGTCCAGATGATATAACACAATTTAATAGAGATCCATCACCAGAGTTAAATCCAGACACAACCACTCAACCATTGACAGCTTATGGTGATAATAAATTTATAGAAGAAGAAAGTGATGAAATAATTGATTACGATAATTCAATTTATGGGAATTTTTAAATAATAGGAGATTAAAATAATGACTAGAGATTATGATTATGAAGAAAAAGTAAACGATGCTTATAAAAAAGTTCTTGAATACGATAAAGAAAAAATAGATGAGATCAAAGATAAGAAAGATAAGCAGTTTAAATGGACACATGGCATTAATGATGCTTATAAGAAAGCTATAAATGAAACTGTAGACATGACAGGTGAGAAATGTGAGAAATGTAAAAAAGGTGTTTATAAAGAAACATCAATACATGATGATGCTGATGGTGTATTACATTGTTCAGAATGTAATGATCAAATAAAAAGATATAAATAGAGTTATTAAATGGCTAGAGAATATTATTATTATAAAGCATTTAGAAAAACAATCATTCAATTTCTAGATATATTTAATGAGATAAATATTGCTAGGTATGAAAGAGATGGTACTACTATTTCTAAATATATAGAGGTTCCTATAAAATTAGCAGTTAAAGAAAAAACTTGGTATTGGTTACATGAAAGAAAAGATGATCAAATGTTACCAATGATAACTGGTTGGATATCTGCAATTGATTATGCGGCAGATAGAAAAATTAATTCTGGTTATCAAATAACAAGCTCAACCGATGTAGATGGTGGATCAGTATCAAGATATCTTTTACCAGTTCCATATAATTTAACATTTACATTAAATATATGGTCATTACATATGAGTGATATAGATCAAATACTTGAACAAATTTTACCTTGGTTTGATCCTTTTATATATGTTAAAATGAATATACCAGAACTTGACTGTGCGTATGATATAAAAGTTATATTTCAAAGCTGTACTCCAGAAGTTTCACTTGAAATGGCTGATGAGGATTATAGAGTTATTAACTATACAATTGATTTCTTAGTGGAAACTTATTTATTTAAACCAATTTCAAATTCAGGAATTATCAAAGAAATTATAACTAGTTATTATACAAATGAAGATGTGTTTGAATCTAGATCATTTACATCTTCAACAGTTTCAGCAGCTCCTTCTGGTGGTATAAGAAATTTAATAATAGGTTGGAAAGATGAAGATGGGAATACAATAACTAAAATGGAGGAATTTGGACCATAATGGGACTTTGTGGTGATGCAAATATAAGTTTGAATAAAGCAGCTCCGACAAATTTTGTTTTGTCGTTTCCAGTGCTACCAACTCAAACAACAACATCAGGTAGTGTTCCTTTAGTTATGAATATTTTTGGTGCTGTTGTTCCTTCTATTAGTTTAAATTCAGAAGAAAAAATGTGGCAAAATACTAAAGTAAAGGGTGTTCAATCGCCTTTAGAATTTGATCAATGGTTAGTAAATTTTGTTGTAGATGATTATTTTCAAAATTGGAAACTTCTTTTTGATTGGATGGCATATATAAATAATAATAAAGATAAAATGATGGAACGAGAAATTAATTTTAAAGTTGATGCATCATTAATTCTTTTAAATAATTTTAAAACAAAAATTTTAAATATAACATTTGTTGGTATATGGCCAACTACTTTAGGTGAGGTTTCAATGAACCAAAGAGAAGGCGATATATCATTAGAATGTATGGTAAACTTTAATTATGATTATTTTGAAGTAGAAGAGCTATAAAAATATAAATAATATATAAATAAGGTGTAGAATAATATTAGCTTATCTATTTTATAAAATAGATATAAAGGAGAAAAAAATATGGCATTATATTTAAGCCCACTTGTGGACATTAACGAAATTGATTTAACTACAACAATACCTGCTGTAGCAACTTCAATTGGTGCTATTGTACTACAAAATACCTGGAAAGGGCCAGAAAAAAAACAAATACTAGTAACAAGTGTTGATGAATTAATAGAAAATTTTGGAGAACCAACATCAACAGAATATGAGGATATTTTAGCAGCAACAGGCTATTTAAAATATGGTTCTGTTCTTTATTGTACAAGAATGATGCCATCAGGTGCTACATTTGCTGGTGTTTATGGAACACCAGCTGCTTCAGGATCATTAACAGCATATACAACAGCAGTATCTGATGCATATACATTAACAGATTTTGCTTCAGAAGATCCGGATGAATTTGGTAATGAAAGCGTTGTTTTTGATGCAGGAAGAGCTGACAATGGATATACTTTATCAATTATAGCAAAAAGTAGAGGATTATGGGGTGAATCTATAAAAGTAGCTTTAGTTGGCAGAGATACTTATAATAGTGTAAGACAAGGAACATTAGCCGGACCTATAGGAATATCACAAGATTTGCATGATGATATTAGTGATTGTGATGTATTATTTAGTTCTGATTATCAGTTTCTTATATTAGTAAAAGCTGCTAGTCAAACTCAAGCAAGCATATCACCAATTACATATAGTGTAGTAGAAAAATATCTTGTATCTACAAGCACTTCAGAAGCTGATGATGAAGGACAAAATCTTTTTTGTGAATCATCAATAAATAGTTCTTCTAATTATATTAGAATAGCAATGTCATCAGCACATGAAAATACTGATTATTCGTCATTTTTTACAACTGACTATACTCTTTATGATGGTGGATCAAATGGTGGAACATTAACAGATAGTGATATAATAGCTGGTTATGATTTATATCAAAATCCAGAAGAAATAGATGTAAATATTTTTATTGATTCTGGTAAATCAACAGCAGTTAAAACAAGATTAATTGATATTTGTGAAATAAGAAAAGATTGTATGGCTATATTGGATGTTCCTAAATCATTAGTTGTAAATAACAGAGGAAGCGAATCTACAGATTGTAGAGATTTTCGTTTGGGAACACATGCAACACCAGCATATCAGTTTAATGAAAATACAAGTTATGCTGCTGTATATGCAAATTGGTTAAATATTTATGATAAATGGAGTGGAAGATATCGCTGGGTGCCGTCTTCTGGTCATGTAGCTGGAATTTATGCTAATACAGATAATGTTTCTGATCCTTGGTTTGCACCAGCAGGACTTAATAGAGCTATTTTGTCTGGTATACGAAAGCTAGCTTGGAATCCAACAAAGGGTGAAAGAGATACTCTTTATAAAAATGGTTTAAATCCAATTGTTTCTTTTGCTGGTCAAGGAAAAGTTGTTTGGGGTCAAAAAAATATGTTGGACAAATCTTCAGCATTTAATAGAGTAAATGTAAGAAGATTATTTATTATTTTGGCTAAGTCAATATCGACAGCATTAAAATATTTCTTATTTGATCCGAATGATGCATTTACGAGAATTCAAATTATAAATATGATTGAACCTTTCTTGAGAGATGTTAAATCTAGAAGAGGTATATATGATTATCTAGTTGTTTGTGATGATAGAAACAATACTAGTGAAAGAATTGCAAGAAATGAATTATGGTGTGATATATATGTTAAACCAACAATAGCTGCTGAATATGTTGTATTAAATCTAGTAGCAACTAAAACAGGTGCATCATTTACAGAGCTTGTTTCTTCTGTATAATAAATATAGCATACTAACATAATAGGAGTGAATAAAATGGAAGTAAGATTAATAACAGAAACATCATATGATTTTGAAATTATAGAAGATAGTAAAAACAATAATACATATGTTGCTGGGATTTTTTCCAGTGCAGATATTGTAAATTCAAATAATCGTAAGTATAAAAAGCCTATACTAGAACGAGAGGTTTCTAAAATCAATGAAAAACTTGAAAAGAAATCTCTTTGGGGAGAGCTTGGGCATCCTAACATGCCCGAAGTTAATGCTGATAGGATTGCTATACTAACAACTCAACTAGAGTGGAAAGGAAATAATCTTTATGGTAAGGCTAAAGTACTGGATACTCCTATGGGTAATATTGCGAAAACATTAATAAAAGAAGGCAATATGGGTATTAGTTCTAGAGGATTGGGAACAGTTGCGGATGATGGTTATGTAAATGAAGATTTTAATTTAATAACTTGGGATCTTGTTACTGATCCTTCAAATGGGCCATCTTGGGTAAAAGGTATTTACGAAGGTAAATCATTTGATGAGTACTTCAAAAAAGAACCAACCATAGAGGACGCTAAAGAATATTTAAAGAGAAAAATTTGGCAAGTAATAGAAAATATAGATAAAAATCTCTAATTCAAATCATTTGATATTATTGAATATTAGAATATTTATGCTATTTTTATAGTATATGTATAAATAACATAAAAGAAAGTATAATTTTTAAAATAAATAGGAGGAATAAGATATGGATAAACTTCTTGAAATGTTGGGTGCGAATAAGTTGGATGAATCAACTCAAACTCAAATTAAGGAAAAACTTGAAACACTTATTGGAGTGAAAGCTCAAGAAAAGGTTAATACAATTCTAAAAGAAGAAAAGGATAAACTGGTTGAGTCTTATGAAGGAAAATTTGAAGAATACAAAGAAGAAATTACAGGCAAATTTTCGAATTTTGTAGACTCTGTTCTTGATGAAGAATTAACAATTCCTGATAAAATTATTGAATTTGCTAAAAAAGGCGAACTTTATCATGATTTGATTGAACAGTTTAAAATTCGTTTGAGTGTAGATGAAGGACTTTTAGATGAGGAAGTAAAGGGGCTTTTGAAAGAAGCGAAAGAAGAAATTCTTAAATTACGTGAAAGCATGAATAAACAAATTGAGGAAAATCTTGAAACTCGTAAAGATGCTCAAGAAATGGCTTCTGAAATTTATTTAAGAAGAAAATGCGATGGTCTTACAGAAGGCCAGAAAAAATATGTTATGGAAATGTTAGACAGCGTTACTGATAAATCTGAAATAGATAAAAAATTCGATATCATTCTTGAAGCTTATAAAGAAGAAGACGATGAGGATGATGACGATAAGAAAGACAAAGACGATGAAGATGACGACAAAAAAGGTAAAGGTAGTGTAGATGAGAAAGACGAAGAAGACGATGACGATGATGACGATAAGAAAGACAAAGATGATGAGGACGATGAAGACGATGATGATAAGAAAGACGAATCTTCAAGTCCTTTCAAAGATGTAATGAAGCAATATGTAAAAGTATTACAAGAAAACAAAATTTAAAATATTATAATAAAAGTAGGAGGAAACAAGCATGAATGTAAAAGACCTTATAAAAAAATGGGGAGGGGTTCTAGATGAAGGATCTCCAATTACATCATCTAAGATTAAAAAATCAACAGCTATTATGTTGGAAAATCAACATAACTCTTTGATGGAAACAACTGGATGGGGTACTGGGGCAGATTCGTTTGGTGCTGGTGATGGTGTTGGTAGTGCAAACTATGGAACATCTGGTGTATTCCAAAAAATTGCCGTTCCAATGGTTCGAAGAACTTTCCCAGAACTGGTAGCACATCAACTAGTTGGTGTTCAACCATTGACTGGTCCTGTTGGCCTTGCTTTCGCGTTGAGATTTAAAGCTGGTACAACATCAGGTACTTATACAGCTAACACTACAGAATTGGGATATAATACTCTTGATTCTACGTATTCTGGTTCTTATGTAACATCCGCTGGTGAAGCACTTGGTTCAGCAACGGGAACACCAGGAACAGTTGGTAGTGATATTGGTTTAGGTTTAGGAACTGGAACCCATATTCGCGAAGTAAACATGACAGTAGAGAAAACACAAGTTGAAGCAAATACTCGTAAATTGAGAAGTCGTTGGTCACTTGAAGTAGCTCAAGATTTGAAAGCTATGCATGGGTTGGAACTTGAAGAAGAAATGATGGATATCCTAGCATATGAAATCACAGCAGAAATTGATCGCGAACTTATTGCGGCAATTGATACTACAGTACATAATGTACTTAATTATCACAGAACATGGTCATTCACAACATCAGCAACACAAACTGGTCGTTGGGAAATGGAACGTTACCGTGAATTGTATCATTATCTAATCCGTAGATGTCAAGATATTGCTATCAATACTCGTAGAGGATCTGGTAATTGGATTGTTGGTAATCCGAGAGCCGTTGCTATACTTGAAACCTTGGCAGCATTTACAATCGCCCCTGTAGCTGGTGATGTAAATACAGCACCAACTGGTGTATCAAGACTTGGTTCACTTGATGGAAGACTTACGGTTTACCGTGATACATTCCAATCAGCAGATCAATTTTTGATTGGTTATAAAGGACCATCTGAGTATGATACAGGTGTTATTTATCTACCTTATATTCAACTATTGGCTTCAAAAGCAGTATTTGAAAATTCATTCCAACCTTCAATTGGATTGATGAGTAGATATGCAATACATAATCATATTTTTGGTGCGAAAAATTATTACCAAAAGATTACAATGACTAACTTACCTACGTAAGATAGTTTGATTTATAAAAAAGGAGTGTGAACAATTCACACTCCTTTTTTTATGCTTAAAATTTCATTTACTTTCTTGGCTTTTTATGATATTATATAAATAACTCTTAGAGGTGTATTATATGGAAATTGATAGACAAAATCTAGAAGATGAATTTGATATGGAAAACATAAGTAATGATATTTCAAATTTAGAGCCAGTAAATGTTGATGATCCAGAAGAAGTTATAAAATCAAATATTGAAAGAGCAGAGCGTATATTAAATTTATTAGAAAATGAGCTTAATAGAGGAAATATAACAGCAAGAATGATGGAGGTCGCATCTACTTTAATAAATTCTGTTACACTATCATCAAAGGAATTAATATCAGATAGAAACTACAAATCTTATTTACAAGTTCGTCAACAAATGATACAATATAAATATGATGAATTAGATTTTAAAAAAAATAAAAAGGAACAACCAGTAAATCAAAATTTAATTATTGCGAACAGAGAGGATATTCTTAAAATTATCAATAAATCAGAAACGAAAAAAATAGGAATATAAAATATGAATGAGAAAGGAAAAAAGAATACAATGATTAATAACAATTGTGATGGTAATGTCGGTAACACCAATGATTTTACAGAAATTATTGTGAAACAAAAAAACGAAACAAAAGCATTCGAACAATGGGAAGGAACGGTTCTTGACTATCTTAAAAAGGTAGATGAGAACAAAGAAATTGCTGATTTCGCATCAGGTCGTGTTTTTAATATGATGATGCAAAGAGGAACGGAAGAAGTGGATAGATCACTACTAACACAGGGGTATGATGATCTTGTAAAATACAATTTCTTTGATGATAAGATGTATGGAATACATGAACCAATTCATGATATGATGAAATTTTTGAAAGCCGCATCAAGGAGAACTGAAACAGGTAAAAGAATTCTTTTGCTTGTTGGTCCAGTTTCTTCTGGTAAATCAGAAACAGTCAAACTCATTAAAAAGGGATTGGAAAGATATGAAACAGAAAAATATGCCATCAAAGGATGTCCTATACATGAGGAACCATTGCATGCTATTCCAGATAGTGATAGACCATTCTGGAATGAAAGATTAAAAACAAAAATTGAAGGAATGTTATGTCCTAAATGTCAGCAAAATATTGATGAGAATTATACTAAAGATGGTGTTGTTCAGTGGGACACCATCCCTGTTGAGAAAATTAATATTTCTGAGCAACGAAGAGTATGTATTGGTACTTTTCAGCCTTCTGATCCTAGCTCACAGGATATTACAGAACTTATTGGTAGAGTTGATACAGCAAAGCTATCAAGGTTTGGTGAGACAGACCCAAGAGGGTATAAATTCGATGGTGAACTACAAGTTGCAAATGGTGGTATGATTGAATATGTGGAGTTATTAAAAGCTGATATAAAATTCCACTATGTTCTTATTACAGCCGCTCAGGAACAACTTATTAAGTCTCCTGGTTTTCCACAAATGTATATTGATACAATGATTGTTGGTCATACTAACCAGACTGAGTTTGATTCTTTTAAAGCAGATAAGAAAAACGAAGCTCTACATGATAGAATGTATATTGTTAAATGGCCTTATAATCTAAGAGTAGATGATGAAATTAAAATCTATGAAAAGATGATTAGAGAATCTGATTTCAGAAATATACATGTAGCACCAGGTACTCTAAAAGCCGCTGCTCAATTTGCAATTTTAACAAGGCTTACTAAAAGTGGAAATGTATCATCTTTGATTGAAAAAATGAATATCTATAATGGTGAAATATCAGAAGAATTCAAAAAAACAGATGTTGATTTAAAACATTTGATTGAGGAAGGTAGAAAGAATGGAGAAGGTATGTTTGGTATTTCTCCAAGATTTATTATCAATGCTATGAATATAGCACTTGGTTCAAAAGAATCAAAAAACTGTATTAATGCAATTGATATTATTCGTGCCTTGAGAGATAACTTTTCACATCATATTGGTATCGCAGAAGAGGAAATTGAAAATTATATGAATCTATTGATTGCTAGTAAAGATTCTGTATCATCAAAGTATAAGGAATTCGCTATGAAAGAAGTAAACATGGCATTTTTACATGCATATGAGGAACAGGCAGAATCATTGTTCGAAAGATATATGATAAATGTTGAGTCTTTCTGTAAAAAAGAACAAATTGAGGATTCTATTACTGGAGAGTATGGTGGTCCGGATGAAAAAATTATGAGATCTATTGAAGAACTAATAGGTGTTCCACAGGAAGGCAAGGAAACATTTAGAAATGGTATTTTTGTTTATAAGTCAGATTATTTAAGTAGAAATCTTCCATTTACATATAATGATTATGATCCTATTCGCGAAGGTATTGAAAAGAAACTCATTAGCGATTTAAGGAATGTTGTGTCATTATCATTGACCGATTCATCATCAACAAATCCAAAATCAAAAGCTAAGAGAAATAAGGCTGTAAGAACGCTTTTGAAAAAGGGATATTGTGAGAAATGTGCAAACACTTTACTATCATATATTGGTGAGGCACTTCGCAGAGATTCGTGAGAATTTCATAAATATAAATTATAAAATCAAAGAAAGGGTATTGGATGAATGACAATGAAGAGTTTGAAGATGATGATCTTGATGAGTTTTCTTTTGGAAATGATAAAAGTAAAATCAGAATAGCATATGAGGATATAAGGTCTATAATATATAGTTTTATTATGATGATCTTCTATAATATTAGAAGATCATCAACATATAGAACCATACATATAGGCTTTATGATTCTATGGGCTATAATATGCTGGACAGTAACACTAGGACAATTTGATATAAAAATAATGGATGGTGAAAACAAAAATGTTATTTTCCATTTACCAAGTTTATAGAAAGGAATAGAATGACAATAATATATCATGATCGCTGGGGACTATCAGACAAGGGAAGAAAAGATGCACAAAGGCATCGTGAAAAAATTGATGATGCTATTCGCAGAAACGCCCGTGATGTCATTGGTGAAGAATCAATTATAACTAGAAAGGGTAAGAAGATAGTAAGAATACCTGTAAGGGGATTAAAAGATTATCGTTTTATTCATGGTAATAGTAAAGGTAGTGGTGGTGCTGGACAAGGTGATGGTGGACCAGGTGATATAATAGCTAGAAAACCAAAACAGGGACATGGTGATTCAAAACCTGGTAATCAAAGAGGTATTGATTATATGGAAACAGAAGTCGATATAGATTATCTTCTAAAAATCATGTTTGAAGATTTAGGATTACCTTGGATTGAAGAAAAAACAAAAGCAAGACAGATTATACCAAAAGGCTGGAAATTTAAGGCTATATCGAAAAAAGGTATACCACCCAGATTGCATAAAAAGAGAACAATGATAGAAACAATTAAGAAGAATATTGTTCTAGCAGCAGCTATAATGGAAGATACAGGATGTGATGAAGAAACAGCTTATAAAGCATTAAATATGTCATTCTGTGATCTAAATGAAGCTATTATGATAGTTAAGGAGAATAGAGTAGATCCAGATGCATCAACAGACCTAGTTATAACAGATGATGATATGAGATTCAAAAAAATAGAACAAACAGTAGAATATCATTCGAATGCTGTTGTTATTGCTATGATGGATGTATCTGGTTCAATGTATAAAGAGAAAAAATATCTTTGTAGAAGTCTATTATTCTGGATGACAGAGTTTCTAAAGAAATCATATGAACATGTTCAAATAAGATTTATACAGCATACAACAGAAGCACAGGTTGTAGATGAAGATTCGTTTTTCAATAGAGGCGAAAGTGGTGGGACTTTATGTTATACAGCATTTGAACTAGCAAATTATATGATTGAAACAGAATATCCAATAAATGAATGGAATGTGTACTGTGTATATTGTGGGGATGGAGAGGATTTTGATACAGAAAAAACAGTCAAACAAATCCAAATCATGTTAGATAAAAAAGTTAATATGTTGAGTTATATTGAAGTTTTGTTAAATGGAGAACATACATATAGTGGTTCTTTGTTAAATAAAATCAAAAGCAAATGGAGGTTTAAGACCGCAAGAATAAAAAGAACGGATTTTCTAAAGAATGATGAATTGAGATTTTTATGTTCTATAATAAAAGATAAAAGCCATATTTGGCCTTGCTTGCGTCATATGCTATTTTCAAAGGAGAAGAAATAATGAAAGTGTTAAACATAAAAGAAAACGAAGATGGTTCTGCTAATGTTGAATTAGATATTGATGATACAGAATTAAATATACTCGTTGAATATGCTATTGTGACCCTACTTAAAGAATATATAAAAAGTGAAAGGGATATAAATGAATAAGTCTGAAATGAAGAGATTGATAAAGGTTGAAGAACGAATATATCAAATTGCTGAAGAAATGGGTTTAGAGTTTTGTCCTATAGAATTTGATGTTGTTCCAAACAAGAAGATGATAGAGCTAATGGCATATATCATGCCTGGAAATATATCCAACTGGAAATATGGAAGAGATTATGAACGAATTCGTACAATGTATGAAAAATCAAATTATAATCTTCCTCTTGAAATGGTTGTGAATACAGATCCATCAAGAGCATATTTAATGAAAGATAATACTTTTGCAATTCAGGTTCTTGTTATGTCTCATGTTGTTGGTCATGTTGGGTATTTTACAATGAATAAACATTTTACACCTACAGATAAACAAATCATTACAGTAATTTCAGAAGCATCAAAGAGATTTAATAAGTATGAAAGAATGTATGGTATTGATATTGTAGAGAAAACAATTGATGCTGCACACTCGATTATGTTTCATTCTTCACCATTTGATACTGAATTGGAAAGTGAAAAAAGAGAACGTATATTTAAACAGATGAAAAGAAAATTTGTATCAAAGGGAAGATCTGAATTTGGAGACTTAATACCATCAAATAGTATTAAAGTAGAAGGAGATATAGAATTATATAATAGAGATCTATGGATGACTTTGAAAAAAAAATCACCAGTAGAACCAACAGAAGACTTTCTTAGATTTATAATTGATAACTCAAAATCACTAGATGATTGGCAAAAAGATATTTGTGAAATTATAAGACAACTAGGTATTTATTTCTGGCCTCAAATGAGGAGTAAGTATGCAAATGAGGGGTTCGCTACATTTATCCATGAAAAAATAATGTGGCAACTATTTCAAGAAGATTATTTGGATAAATCAGATCATGCGCAGTATAACTATTCTAATTCTCTTGTGAAAGCTAAAAATCCGTTATCATTGAATCCATATTTAGTAGGATCAAAAATATGGGAAGATATTGAGGATAGATGGAATAAAGGAAGATATGGTAAAGAATATGAAAATGTAATAAGTATAAAAGAAAGAGAAAATTGGGATACAGGTGTTATGAAAGGTAGAGAAAAGGTTCTTGAGGTTGTAAGAACATGTAGCGATTGGTTTTTTATGAAAGAATTTTTAACACTAGATCTAGTAAATGATATGGATTTATACATATATGCTATAAAAGATACAAATGTTTCAGAAGATTTCATTATAACAAAACATAAAGCAAAAGAGATTGCTGATTTAATATCATCAAGTTTTGTTCATAGTGGTGTTCCAAAAATTCAAATAGTTAATAGTGATAGTAAAGGAAGAATGAAAATTGAACATATGTTTTCTGGCATACCACTTGAACCTACATATTGTAAAGAAACATTAAAACATATACATTTTTTATGGGGAAACGATATTGCTTTAAAAACAAATGATGGCAAAAGAGATATATTTTATACTGCATTAAAAAAGAAAGGAAAATGATAATTATTATATCAATAGTATTATGTGTTGTTGTTTTTATTCTTGGTTGTATTATGGGAACAACAAAATGGTTTGATAAATTAATGAAAGATATATTAGATAAATAATAAAAAGGGATAGATATAAAAATCTATCCTTTTTTATGCTCAATATTATATAAATATATATAAGTATAATTAATTATGGATAAATACGAATCAATTAGAAAAAAATTTAGATCAACAACTCACGGCTCCATGGCGGTGCTTATAGAAAAATATTCTGTAAAGAAAATGGCAGAAATAGGACTCTATAAATGAAGAAAATATGATAATATCCTTGATGAATACTGGGGCATTGATTTTTTTCTTGAACAAGATTGGAGCAAAGAAAGAGGATTATATCAAAAAGAATGGGATGATTTATATGGATGGGCCTGTCATTTTATGATGTTTTTTAAAAGCTTTAGAGTGCTTAAAATGTCATCTAGAGAGGCATCAGATTTGTTTGGGAAAAGAAAATCGTTTCCTGACTGGCGACCATTTGATATGGTATTTATTGATGCTGCTCATGATAAGTATTCTGTAAAGAAAGATATAGAGTTATGGATTGGTCTGATAAAACCAGGTGGAATTATATCTGGACATGATTATGGCCAAGGCAGACATCCAGAGACAGAATCAGCAGTTAATGAATTATTAGGTAAAGAGAATATTAAAACATTGCCAGGATATGTATGGTATATGGAGATACAATGAAGTTCAAACAATATATAAATGAAGTCGATTTGAGTTTTTTATATGATGATGGTGAAGTTGAATTAATTGCCGAAAAACTAAAGAAAGACTGCATGCCTTTTATAAAAGAAATGAAAAAAGTCAAACCAGAAAGTTGGATATATAGAGCTACAGAAAGTGTAATAAAAGATATTAAAAAAATCAAACCACGAACAAATAGAAGACCTCGTAATATGCCAGAAGAATTACATACATATATGAATATGTCGTTCAAAAAACATTTTGGTTGGAAACCTAGAAGTGAGGGTGTTTTTACATCCAGTGATTATTGGCAACTAGAACATGTATATGGTAATGTATATATGTTTTTTCCTATAGGTAATTATAAGTATGTTTACCATCCCCATGTAATAGACATATATATGTTTTTTGATCAAATATATAATATAAGTATGGGTGGTAAATATATTAAAATAGATAAAATGAAGAAAAAATTTAATGATATTTTTTTACAATATACAGATAAAAATCTAAAGAAAGCATATTATGGTAAAGTAGAAATAACATTTAAATGTAAATCATATTTTCTAGTTAATAGAAAATATGAAGATGTATTGAAAGAAAATATATACGGTTTGAAATAATAAGTAAAACCAAGGAGTGTGAATTAAATTGGCAATACGGTATGATGAGCAATATGTAAAACGCCCAAACACAGAAATAGAATATACACCAGAAGAT